CACCTGAACCACCTGAGCCTCCGATTCGCTGATATGGAGCAGTATCGGATCCACTTCCACCACCGCCTGATCCAGTTTTTTCAGTAGCTGGCCCACCGTTAGTTTCATTATTGCCACCATTTCCAGCACCACCTCCTCCACCCGAAGCACCAGATTGAACTGGACTTCCGCCGGCACCTCCGCCACCAGCGTAAGATCCTCCAGATCCAGTAGAAGTTGCTGTAGCCCAAGTTGAATAAGCAGCCGTTGCTGACCCTCCGGTACCAAAATAAACTGGTGGTGCTGTAGCATTTTGTCCAGCAGCATTTGCTCCACCACCACCGCCTGCTGCACCCCAGTTAGCTGACCAGTTTGCAGCATCACCACCTTTATTTCCTTGTCCGGGAGTACCAGAACCTCCTGTTATTGCACCTACAGGAGCTGGTGCGAATGATGTTGATCCTCCACCAGATCCTCCAGAAAAACCAAATCTACCAGTTCCACCACCTTCACCACAAGCACCGCCACCTCCACCGGTGGCAGTTTGTGTTGAAAAATAAGATGGACTTCCATTAGCCCCAAAAGTTGCTGGTCCAGGAGTTGAACCAGTATCTGGTCCACCTCCGGCTCCTCCACCTCCAACGACTACTGTGTATGTTCCTTTTTTTATTTTTAAGTTATTGACATACAAAACACCACCCGCACCACCACCAGCTCCAGATATAGTTTGTCCTGAAGAACCACCACCACCGCCACCAGCGATAACTAAAAGTTCTAATTTTAATTCACTTGTTAAAGCTTGATTAAATTTTCTATGAGAAAACATTATAAGTAATAATCTTGTGAAACAGTTCCGTACCAGTTAGTTCCATCGGATATAAATGAAATTATATCCAAACGATTCAAAGATGTTGTAAACGCTGGAGCACTATTTGATGGCCATTTAACAGAGGTAAATGTGGCAGTTAAGTTATTAGCCCCAATTCTCATTAAAACTGTAAAGCTTTTGCCTGCTGAAACAGAAGGCATTGTGAACGTACAATTTTGTGTTAGGTTAACAGTTTGTAATGTGCCGTTCGTTAATGATATTGTTTGTGAAGCACCAGAACTACCAATTGCAACAACAGATTCAGTATAATTTGTGTACGTAGAATTTGTTAATGTTAAATTACTGACAGAAGTAACATTAGCTGAATAAGTAACTCTACCATCTTGACCAATGGTTAAAGTTGGTATGCCTGTTGAACCACCGTAAACTCCAGAAGTAACACCGGTGTTTACTAAGTTCGAAGAACCGATTGTATACGGAGCTATTCTGTCGCCAGTAAAAGTACCAAGTTCAAAAAGATTACCAGTTATGGTGCCACTTGATATTAAGTTACCGTAAACTCTTGTGAGTGCCATTTATAATCTCTCTATTAACTGATTTCTAATACTGAGCAAATGACATCAGCGTTTGCTGAAGCTGACACTTTTAATGCATCGCTCGCTTCAAGAACCAATTTTTGGTCTCCACCTATTGGCACGAAAGAACCTCCAGCTGCAATCGTAACTTCTTTGATTAAATAATAATCGGTTCCACCTGCCGTCAAATATACATTTGCAGATATGGGAGAGTTAGTCATATTTGCTACACTCATACCAATCACCGTGGCCTGAACACCACCACCTGCGGTAAACACTGTTTGTGGCGTAGTGTTAGCGTTTTTAATTAAATAATTTTTAAAGGTGTTTGCCATTTTTTACTATCCTTGATGATCTATTTATGTGTTTGTTTTATCCTAAAGCAATCGACAGAGCAACTGCATCATTTAAAGCTGTATTGGCTGAATTGTAAGCCGCATTAGCATGGTCGTAAGACGAATTTGCTTGAATGAAAGCAGAATTAGCATAAGAACCAGAAATTGTCGCAGCAGAGGTTGAAATAGTTTGTGCTGCAGTGATACTAGAATAAATTAAAGTGTTCGCTGAACCAGTAAGAAAAGTTACATTAGCTGTTTGGAAATTACCATAATTTACTGAGGCATTTGCCAGAGTAGTATTTCCTCCAACTGTAAGATTGTTGGCAAATGATGCCGAACCATTCGAATTAATGTCATCGAAACTTACGGAATCTAATACGATATTGCCCGAAACAGTTAAATCACCGCCAATTGTAAGGTTGTTCGCTACCGATAAGTTTGTATTGGCATAAAATGTCGTACTGCCTGGCCCACCAGGACCACCATCAGTTAAATCATTTACCTTTGTAATAAGGTTTTGAGTGGCGGTTAACCATTGGCTAAACGTATTCGAGGTGCTTATTTGTGCAATAATAGCCATTATTTTTCCTGATTTGCGGCAAGCTTGTACAACAACTGTTTAATTTCTTGCATATCTTGTTCTAATTGTCCTATTCGATTTACGGTCTTTTCTTCTTCAAGCTGCTTCTTCTTAGCAATCGCTCTCTCTGTATAATACTCTTCTAAAGAGGATCGGTCAGTATTTAGAATGGCTTTTGAATGTGTATCCCTTACGAATTGTGGTGCATCTTTTACTTTTAAATATGCCATATTAACCCGCTGGTAAAGCAATTATACGAAGATCGGAAACTATTGGTACGTCAACAGTTGTTGTGCCCGACATAACAATCTTAATTGCAAAGGTTCTAAATGTTGAATATGAAGTCGAACCAGATACGTAATTAACACTGTTATTCGCTGATCCACCAGAGCCTGGAGAGAACACTAAATCTCTATAATCATCAGGATTAGAAGATACAAAGTTCTCATTTCCCAATTCAGTCATTAACTGATAGTTCTTGTCATCAAATAAATCTGGATCAGATTTAGAAAGAATCTTATAGTAGACAAGTATATTTGATCCTGATGGTTTATAGGCGTTCATATAAACACGAAGGTCTCCAGAATCAAAACCATCCGCTAATGTTACTTGTCTTGTCATGTAGCGAACATCAGAATTGCCACCAGATTTCTTATCTTCACCGTTATAAGTTACAGATGCGCCAGAACCACCACCAGAGCCTGGAGTTATGGTAATTATTGGTGAAGTTGTATATCCTGATCCACCGTCAATGATGTAAACGGCATCAATTGTATTAGCTACAACATTAGCGACCGCAGTAGCACCTGACCCTCCGCCTCCAGAAATTGTAACAGTAACATCTGAAGAGTTTGCATATCCTGAACCGGAAGAAGCGACTACAACATCGGCGTTTCTTAGAGGTAGGTTATTAATTATGTTACCAATTGCTACCACAGAAACACGATCAATGTCAATTGCCGGACTAATTGCTGATGAGAGGGTGGTCAGAGAAGCACGGATTTTAAATGAAGATGGAGAAGAAGTTATTACTCTTCTACCAAAACCATCAGTCATCTCATAGTTTTCAACCGGATCAAACACTTTATATCCAGCTGAAGCTCCTGTTCCGTCTACTGTCGAATTAAATTCATAAACAATCGATGTATTTCCTATTACAAATTCTCCAATAATTGGGCGAATCAAATCGAAAGGAACATTTGCCGATGGAGGAATTAAGTTAAATTGTGCTACGCCAGTTGTTGTGGAGAACGTATTTCTGATAACTCTAAACATCATGTCGAAGGTCTGTTCTGCTGTCCAGGTATAAGCATTTTGTGACTTGAAGAAAGAGCCAATATATGGTTGTTCTGATATCAATCGGCCTGTTACCAAGTCGAAAGCGCCAGTTTCAGCATAATATGTGAAATACTTATTCGAGTTTGCTAGAAGAACAAAGCTATACTCGTTTGGTTCTAGATAAACTGGTTGGTCAAAAATAAAATCAGTATACTTCGTAGGATTATCAAGGTCTGGAGAAGTAGTTATATTAACTCTATCTGGTGTCAATGTAACATCAGCATAAACCGTTGAGCTAGATGGATAACCATTTACCGTAGGACGAAGTTGTAAGGTCACAGGAACAGTATCATCTTTCGATCTAAAACAAACTCGAATCCTATCGATGAATATTCCATCAGGATACAATTGACCGTCAACAAAGAAAGTCTGAGCAATTGGATCTATAGGGGGTGGAGCCACACTTGTTATAGCTGTTGTTGATCTTGAAGAGCTTCTTGATGTTGTAATTGTTCTTTCTTCTGTTACCTCAGTTCTTTCCACTCTTGGAACCACAGTAGAAAGAATTTCTTCTTGAACGGTTTGTAGAGTTCCTTGTGCAAAGAATCTGGTATCACCGTTTGATAACGATGTGAAGGTATCATTTGTATTATTATCAATCAGTCTAAAGCGTTTTTCACCTGTTCTGAAAGTAGATGTTGGGACATAGAATGTACCAGCAATTGACCCTGCCTCATCACTAACAAGTCTACCAATAGAGTATATCGAGTTAGCAGAAATTGGTGTTGTTGTCCATGTTCCACTAATAGTTACATTTCTAGTTACCGGATCATAAGACTGTATTGTAGCTGATTGACCGGCACCTTCTCCAGAAACAATGAATATAACCGATGCATTGTAATCAGTAATATTATTAGCGAACCCTGCATCTGGCGCTAAAGTAATTGTGCTAGAATCAGCACCCGATACAAAACCAGAGTAATGTTCATACGAAGTTATTGTTGCAACAGTGCCTGTATTAGAACCAACAACAGAGCTTCTATTCTGACGGAATCCAGTCGTAGCATTTACATCGGTAACAAAAGCTCTCGTATTCGATGTTTTAATAATATTAAAGGATCCATTTGTCGTTAAGGTAACATTATCTGTTACATTAGCACTTTCAAAATCACCGATTGTAGTTTTGAATAATAGGTTGTTATTAGCAAAAACAAACTTATTAGCTCTTGCAGTATAGTTTTCTACAGCGATGCCATCAAAGAATGAATACAGTGTTGTGTTCGGTGCAAAACTTGAGCCAACAAAAATAACTGTTTTCGCTCTCATGAAAGGAATAATTGATAGATCAAGAATTCTATCACCAAGAGATTGGAGAACTGTATCACCAACCAATCTTGTTACCACACCAGTTCTTACCTGTCCTTCAGTTGTAGTTCTTCTTCTTCTTCTACGTCTTGTGGTAAAGGTCGTTATAGGTGAAACACTAAATGATTGTACACTTTGTGTTGATGTTGTTGTTCTCGATCTAGAACTTGTTGTTGACCAAACAGTCTCCCAAGCTCCCCATTCGAATTCCCAAGGAGTATTATTAATCTGTTCCCAAACATCATTATTGTTTTCATTGTTTATAATGACAGAAGGATTTCTAAGAGTGTCTACCCAAACATCACTTGTAGGAGAAAGTTCAACTTTACCCAAATAGCTTACTACATTAAATGGGTTAATGTTTACAGTTCCCGATGTTCTTGGTTGATCGATGAAAGTAGCTAAAGATGTTGTTGTGGTTACAAAGAAACCGTTTTGTGAAATGCCCGAAGAATTAGCAGCATCAAACTCAAGAGAGTATGAAGCAATATTAAAAGAGGGTCTTAACTCATTTTCGATTCTATCAATCGATGCTTTATAATCTAATTTAAAAACATCTGCTACCGAATGACCAACAAAAGAGTCCACTAAAATTCCGTTTTTAGCTCTAGGAACATTCTGAGAATCTAGAATTGTTAAATCTTGTTGATTTAATGCTTGTAGTTCAGAAAATGTTAATGAAGTGTAATACTCTAAACTTTCGACACGTTTTTCAATTGTGCCGATATCTCTCATACGATAACGCTTGTGGCTTTCTGTTTGAGTCGAAACATTTGAAACATTTAAAACATATGCAGGACTCTCTAATGTAAACAGAGTCATAGCACCATCTTTGTCTTTAGGTATTTGTGGTGTTAAAGATGGAACACCAGTTACCAGTTCAAATGTTCTATTTTTATTTAATACGATCTTATCATTTCTTGGTAAATAATAAGAGTAGTCTAAAATTATATCCGATCCGTTTTCGGGAATTTTAGGACCAGTAGTAGATGAATCAACATCAAAGACAACTGAATTTGCTGTTGCCGCTGTAGCTGCACTTCTTACTGGTCTAAAGTCAAAAACATCCCTCAATTCATACTTAATACCCGATGAAGATGTGTATGAAGGTATCGAAGAATAATTGTAACCGTTATAAGAATCTACAGTGAAATAACCGGCACCCGAAGAATCGAACTTATTTACTTTGACTGCAAGAGGACCTTTTGGAGCAACAACACCAGATTTTAGCTTAATCGAAGCATGGTCATAATAAGAGTCTCTTTGTCCATTGTCTAAAGTGTACTTAGAAGTTACATCAATAGCCGATGAAGCATTTGAAACAGAAATTTGATTTCCGTTAAAATCTAAAACGGAAATCAAACTAACAACATCAGGCATATAAAGAGATTGTGCTGTCGATGGAGTTTTAACAACAGAGTTTGCAGAAATGTGTACTTGACCATTAGCAGCGAACAACTGAACAGATCCATTTCCAAAAAGATTAACGCCACCAGAAACTAATATTTGGTTGTTTCCAGCATTGTATGTTTTAGTTTTCTGTGTTGGAGTTCCAGCGTCAATCGTAGCGATAATATTTGCTGTCATATTATTACCGTTTGTAACGGTAATTTTTCTAGTAGAGGTATCTACTGTGAACAGATCAGCCGGAATAATCTGTCCGACTTTATAAGGTGATGTTCCTGCAGCGGTAACAACAACCATATAATTATCTTGTCTCGAAGATGTTGATGATCCCGATGCTAAGGTTTCACCTGTTCCTACAGATAGTGCTGGAGATTGGCTTGTAGCAAATGTTTGAGATTCATACAGTCTACGATGCGACATGGTAACATCAGCAATCGTGCTGTTTGCAATGAAATTTTCACCAATTCTAAACAGTAGCGGTTCTAATGTCGTATCAGAGATGAAAGTATCCCCGTAAGGTGAAGCATAATCCTTAGAACGGTCATCTATGTCTGCCGCAGCAACTCTAGTTGTTCCGTTAATGACAGCTAAAGACTTAACATCATTAAATTCGAAATCAATTGACCATGCCGACGAATTATCGAGTGTTGCTGTGAAAGGCTCGGATAGTTCTACAGTTTGATTTAGCCAGTTATAATTAGTAATTGTTTTTGGTAATTCGCCGGTTCCTGGTCCAGAAGTAATTCTAAATTTAGCACCAACATAAGCATTATTAGAAGAAGCGGCATAACTGCTCGAAATTAAAGTGTTTGCAATCTGAACAGTTGAAATATTAATTGCCGAATTAACTGTTCCTGTTAATGATCCAACGTCAACATCAAATAAGAATAGTTTGTATTCATATGTTGAAGAGTTTGAAGTATTTGCAGCCGAATCAAAAGCTATGGACTTGACTCTCGCTGTTCCAACTTTAGTATTAGAAACTGTTGCGGTCGTCGATACATTAATTAAAGAGTTTGACACACAATGTAAATCTACAGTTGCCAAACTATTAATTGGGAAAGTGCCATACAAAGTATTGGCATAAACATAGTAACCGTAATCTGTAGTGATTCTTTTGTTTGTTACCGCTGTTGTCGTTCTAGGTTTTGGAACTATTAATCTTGTTGGTGAAATTGTTTCAAACTCATAACCATAAACGTAGGCTTTTCCTGGTGAGATAACAGCAACCATATTTGCAGAGTTTGCTGTAGATTCTTCAACAACCATTCTAAATGGTTTTACTGTATAATTTCCAGATTCGTCATATGTTCTACGAGCTAAAGTATCTTCAATAACTGAATATTGAGGATATCTTGCTAACGTAATTACTTCACCATTTTCTATTCTAGAGATTTCTATAAACTTAGTATCATCAGTAGATGATAATGATCTTGTTGATAGAACTAAATCAATTTTAAAACGATCTGATCCCGGAGCTTGATAATTGGATGCATCTAAAGCTGGATCTAAGAGTGATGTATCTGAAGAGGATGAAACGATGGTTTCTGTAATTTCAAAACCAACTCTTACATTACTTGCTGTTGTATATTTTGATGTGGCTATAGTTTGTGCCGACGATTTGACAAAAAAGCCATCATAGAAATATACACCATCATCTATGGAAAATGTTTGTCCGGTGCCGGTTCCTCCAGCAGCAATTGTAGCAGAAACGGTATCTTGAGCGGATTCAAAAGTTTTAATTATTTCACCAGCATTAAAAGTTCCATAAATTTCTTTAACAAGTAAAGTTTTTGGATCTCCGGTGCCAGCATCCGCATCATAGACTTTAATAACTTCAGCTCTTTTTGTTGGAATAGAAATATTATCGACAATTGTTTTACCAACAAAATCGTTAATGTCTACAGCAACACCACCAAAAGAAGTTTCTAGTTTTAAGAACTTAACATTTTGGAAAAAGGACTGGCCGCCAGTAACAACTGAACCGTTTTGAAAAATATGATTACCAAATCTTTCAACTTGTTTCTGTAAAATCGTTTGTATCTGGGTTAGTTCACGAGCCTGAACGGCATAACCTGGCTTAAATAGTAAACGAAGATACTTTTTATCTTCATCAAAATCATCATAGTAAGGATTTACGTTAAAATTTGTGTCAAGTGCCATGCACAGTCCTTAGAAGCTTATAATTAATCTAATATTTTCAGCTTGACCGTCTGCTCGGTCAACTTTTGTTGTGTTTTCTACGTACAATATATCACCACTATATGGCTCAAACTCTGGGTTTGCAACTCCAGTAACAGTTCTAGAGCGACCAGAAGTTAATCCAATTAAAGGCAAACCTGTTGTAAACGTGCCTTTTGCTTTACTTATTCTTACTTTATTACTAGTTTGAGCGTGAACAAAACCATATGCTGTGGGGTTATCTAATGAGCTTTGATAAACATATTCATTCAAGGCATAAGGAAAACCAGCCACCACATCCAAATCTGTTGTTTGAGAAATCACAGAATTAGCCGTGGATGTATTTGCTACATTTGATGATCCATATTTATACGGGCTTCTTAGAAGTCCATACTGCCTAAATGAGGTGTCAATAGATATTTTTCCACCCTCGGTCGAGTCTATTTCTCCAATTCTCACCGAAACCATAACATTGTTGGCTCCAAGTTCTTTGGCTGGATTGAAACCGTGGCCAAATTTTGGAGGTAAAATAACTCTGGCATTAGCTCCAGAACCAGAGCCAAAGATGAAAGCGTTCGCTCTTGTATATCCTGTTCCAATCGTATCTACTGTAACTTTGGAGATATTTGCTAAAGATGAATCAACACCAACTAAAGTGTTTGATATTGTGGCGTTAGCTGCAACTCCAATACCATCTCCCGCTATATAAACTCTAGTTGCAATCGTAATGTTATTGGCGTTTCCACCAGAACCCGTTGTCGCTTCAGATAAAGTAATTACACCAGTTACGTTAGATATTGAACTTATGTAAACATCAGCCGAAATCCCTGTTCCAGATATTGACATATTAGCTAAATTAGCTAAACTTGGAATATTAAAAATAGATAAAACATTAGCGGTGTTTGATAGTCGGATTGTAGACTGGGAAGAATTGAAACCGTCCACCCGAATAGTTGAAGATTGACGATAGTTTTGTCCTTTACTTGTTACAACGATACTGGTCAATTCTCCATCGACAATTCCAGTTGAATTTATCCCATAGTCCAGTGCAGCAGATGAAACTGGAGTTGGCATCCATGAAGAGTTTAAAAACTTGTTAGATGGTTTAACATTGAAAAGATATTTCCAAACATAACCGTCGGCTGTACCAATATTACCGTTCGAAGTCGTGTAGTCACCTGTTGGTTCTACTGTAGAATTTGCAGAGGCATTATTCGATACACACAGATAAACATTTCTATCTGTAGTGATAATGTACATGGGTTTCAAATTCTGAGTCGAATTGGCAGACAACAGAGTTTCTATGCCAATTGTGTCATCATATTGGCGATATTTTGTGTTTGAGGTCCAATTAACTCTAGGAACAACCAGATGCACATCATTTCCGGTTACTCTTTTTGCAGCAAAAACATTGTCCCATATTTCTTTTTCTGAATAACTTGTATCAACAATTGAATCTGGAGATGATTCATTGGCATAAGGAACATGGTTTCCTAAAAACACATACGCTATTGTAGGATCGTTTTCGGAGAAAGATTCTTTAAACTGTTCAGCTGTATTGAAAGCCAGTTTTTTAGTGATTAACTTTGTCATAAGTCTTATTTATGTCACTATAATAAGTGTTTGTGCAGAAGCATTTGTGGTAAATGCTGAAGATACTGAAATATTTGTATTGCTAATTATATTATTAACTATTCTTAATTCTCCGTTCACAGCAATACTTGTACCAATCGTTAGTGTTCCACGTGAATTGGAAATATTGAACGAAGTGTTTGTACCTGTAACAAATATGGATCCATTTGTAACAGACACTTTACCAGAAACTACATTTTCAGTTATAGAAGATACAGTTACAACATCAGACTGCACTATTGTTGTTTTATTGTAATCGGCGTAATTTACAAAGCCTGCTGGATGCAGAAGTTCACGGAGTATTGTTTTGTACTTCGTGAATTCGGTCAATGAAGATGTTACATAAGAATAGTCAACATAATAATTTCCACCTTGCAATCTTCTTTCATTGCTTGAGATGATAGAATCGGATGTTGTCCATCTGCCTGGGAAAGTTTGATACGAAGAACCTATAACGGCATTTGCAACAGCTGATCCATCTCCACTATTAGTTAAATCGATTTGCGGAATATATTCGTAACTTGTTCCACCAGTCAAAACTCTAATCGACTGTATTTGACCAACAATCGAATCTGTTAAGGCTGTCAGTATTTCTCCGTCACCCATTAGAGAGGTAATAGCAATATTGGCTCCAGAACCTCCACTTACGTTTGAAACACTAACTGTTGGGAAAATTCCTTGAGTGTAATTTACTCCACCCACAAACCCTCTAGAGTAAGAACCTATTGGATAATTATTTGCCCAAGTTGTAGTATCACTAAAATTAAATGGGACATTAACTGTAGCAGTAGTTGATGAAGTTATAGCATTAATAAATCGTTCTTGACTTCGAATAACAATTTTATCACCAACAACAACATCAACACCAAAGTCTGTATTTGTTCCCGTAATGGTAATGGAGTTATTTAATATGTTGGCTGTTCCACCAATTCTTTGTGGTTGTATTTGAACCTTCTCTACAGCACCATTTGCTGCAACTTGTAAGACCGCTGCAGCAGCTCCATATCCACTAGTTCCAGGCGGATTGGTGCCAAATATAATTTCATCACCGACTTTATATCCTGTTCCGCCAGCGTAAACGTCGATTCTTCCAACAGAACGGAATGTTTTTATATCTTGGAATGTGTTTCCTAATTGGAACTTAGCACCTTCAGAATCTATCGATGAGGTGTTTATTGATGTATTTGAGAATAATATTTTAGCATTTGTTATTGGGCCGAGATCAGTAACCACAGTTGAAGTTAAACTGTCGTATATTCTGGAATTAACATTTTCTCCAGTTGGTATAATAGAAGATGGAAATCCATAGTCTGAAGAAGAAATTAAAATGCTAGCGTAGTTTTCGATTAATTCATCGGTAACAACATAAAAATTATTTGTATAAACTCCCGAAGTGTCTATTCCATCAAGAGCGCCACGAATAAGTGTCAATGGTATTTCACTCTCAAATTCACTAGCAACTTTAAATCCAGCACCACCATAATCAACTCTTATTCTATTTGTAAATCCAGAAGAAATTCTTTCAACTTCAGCAGTAGCAGGAGTCTCAGCACCACCTCCAAGAACTAAAACTGGATCACCAACATTATAATTTGATCCACCATTAGTAACAACAATCGAAGTTAAAATAGAAAAAGTATCTGCTGTTAAATCGATCTTCAGTCCGTTTGAATCGATAATATCAACCGAAATTTCTTCACCATTAGAAAAATTGCCACTTAAAGTTTTTGAATTAATAAACAATTCAAAAGGCAATCCAAGGTTTAATCTATCAGTAATAATTTTTTTAGTAGAGCTTTCTACAATCGCTGTAGCACCAGATTTTAGACCAGTAACTTTTCTATTATTAAATAGTTCAATATCAAAATCTGAATAAACAACTTTAACTTGAGAATTCGAAGATGGAGCTGTGTTGAATATTAGTTTTCTAGATTCTTTACGAATAAGGTAATCTGTTCCTACAGTTTTTAAAACTCCATCAATATAAACTTCAACTTCATCATTATCTACTTGTTGTGCCAAATAAAATGTTGTGTTTGAGCCGTTCGCTGTATAAACGCTTCGTACATCAGTTTCCAACTTTAAGATATTGTCAATTACCCATTTACCGTCGGAAGCACGGAGAACATTGTTTTTAGGTAAAAGAACTTCAACCTCATCATTAAACAAAAGTCTAAAGAGGAGTTTAAAAGACTTCTCATTGCCTCTTGCTAAGTACAAAGGTAAAACATTTTTAATTAAAACTTCTTTGCTTACTTCAACATCTCTTGGGAAAAGAGAAGCATACATGTTAAAGAAACTCTCTTCAAAAGAAGATATTGAAGAATCTACATCAGAAACATATCTTAATTCTTTAGCCTTTACCGTCAGATCATTTTTATCTGTACCTTGAGCATTTTCCAAATATTCGTAGTAAGCTTCCAAAAAGGTAACGAATAGTGGATATTCAGTCCTTACAAATTCAGGAACTTGTTTATTTACAAGTAAAGATGTTTTTAAATCAGTCATTAAACTTTAACTAATTCCGTTGTAATTGATGAAGAGTCTGTTTCATCAATAGTTATAATTGTATTTTTAACAGACTCAACAATCCCTCTTTCAGATTCTATGTCAAGTCTTATGTAGCCATCCGTAGAAGAAACCGAAAGTATTTTTATATCCGATATATTTAAGATGCCATTATCATAGTCTATTGTTCCAACGTTTTCATTAACAATTTGTTTCTCTGCATTACTATCGTAATATATTGTAGAGAGTTGACCAGTTCTAGCATCAATAACAGCAATAGCAGAAGCACCTGATCCATTTCCACCAGTTATTGTTACAATAGCTCTTGTATAGTTTATTCCTCTTTTTGTGACATTTATTTTTTCTATTTTTCCATTAACAATTACAGCTTCAGCCGTAGCACCAGTTCCATCTCCAGTTATGGTCACTGTAGGACTCTGTGTATATCCAGAACCAGAATTAGTTACACTTATAGAAGAAATACCGGAGTATGCTTGAGAAACTTCTTCGAAAATAACTGTTCTTTCAACACCATCTGAATCCAATACATTGAATGTTGAAGAGGTCAATCTATTACTAATTGTTCCTCTATGTAAAGGAGAATTAAAAGCTATTATATAACTTTTGTTCGTATTCAGTGAAGGTAAAAATCTTTTCTGTAATCTTACAGTTACCTCTGAACCTATGATCGAATTTAAACTTGTACCATCAACATCATCTTGCATCTTTGAAAGAACAAATGTTGCTCCAAACTTATTTAAATTAATATCTCTATAATTAATGATGGCATTTCTGATAGAAGTTTTTAAGGCATCTTCAGATAAAACAGTTTTTCTAGAATCATACTTTACATAAGAGTTTACTAGAAGATACAGATATTCCGGGTCAACAATTTCCGATTGAACGGCAACAATTGACTTTGGCGTGATTATGTCATCAATGATTCTTTGCTTTTCTGCTTCTGAAATATAATAGTTAGATTTCGGTTTAATCGAAATGTAAACTTTACCATAAACTGGTGGAGTTTCATCTTCTCCACCCCAAACAGAAATAGAATCTAAAGATGGATAATTTTGGCTTATATAAGTTTCATAGTCTTTAAAAGTTACCAATCTATTTTGTGTAGCAAACTGAGAAGTCGCTGAAGATTTAATAGAATCAACGCTTTCTCTATCTGAGCCTCCAGCTGCAGCACTTACAACATTTACTGTAAAGTCGGTCAATCCAGATAACGATGTACTAGCAACAAATCCTGCAACTCCATTTGGATCGGCGCCACTAGAAATAAGATATGACATTGTGATTACCGATCCATCTCCCAATTTTTTGCCTACAACACCATCTCCAAAGTAGATTTGAAATTTACCATTTCTGGCTTCTTGTAAAAAATAAACTTCGGAACTAGAACTAATATCTAAGATATCAGTAACCTTATTATATGTCGATATTTCAGTATTTGAAGTAGATGGTCTAACAGTTACCTTTAATGTTGTTGTGTCAATGTTAGCATCAGGTAAAGTAAACACCTGCTTTGGATTTGAGGCATTATCTTGTACAAATTGTATAGAATTATACTGGCCCTCAAATAAATTTAAGTTTTCAAAATAGTAGCTAGTATTAGATTTCGTAACAGTTACATCATCTAAAACTATAAAGTTATAAGTGGTGTTATTGAGTGTTTCGGATAAAAATGTAAATCCTCTAGGAATGGTCAATGTTCCCGATGAAGTAGAAGTGGTGCCTACAGTTACATTACATATAGCTCTAGCTGATCTTGTCGAAAAGGGAGTATAACCTAAAGTTTTAGCATGAGAAACCACCGATTCTCTGAGAATAGCAGTATCTAAAAACGATTCATTTGCCACCATATTTAAATAGTAGGCATTGTAATGTGTATTATAAGCTAAAACATCCAATAAAACACTTAAACCAGATCCATCAAAATCGTAATCTGTGAATTCGGATTGTTGTTTTAAATAGTCTTTTAAGTTTTGTTTAATTGAGTCGAAGTCTAGTTCAGACAACACTAATCGGTTTGTCGCCATTATCTTACCCGTTCAAGGAAAAAATTTATTGATATTGGTTCTGTTCTGTTCACAATAAAAAATTCCAATTCTACTTTGTATCCATTGTTATCGTAATCTGGAATTAAAGTGGTAGTTTTTATTCTTGCTCTTGGTTCGTAACTTCCAATAACAGATTCTATTTCTCTTTCTATGCTTGCGGAAGTAACTGTATCGAGAGGTTCAAATAGTAGTCTTTGAATATTACTTCCAATATCTGGCTGAAAAGGCCTCTCATAATGATTTGTAGAAATTAAATTTTTAACAGAATTAATTACAGCATATTCTCCAATATGCTTATTCACATCCTTTTTGACAGGATGAATATTAAAAAATAAGTCCAGGTCTTTATAAGTTCTGGATATGTTACTATTTACAGTTGTAGTTGCCATGTATTATTTATTCAACCTCCGACAAAGACGTTGGGGGAACCTTGCGTAATTATATTTGGTCCATACTCATCACCAATTCTTCCCATTCCTTTTCCACCTATACTCACAGAACTGGAAAATGATGATAATGTTGAGGTGTCTGTCGTACATCCACGTTTTGGGTGAGCCGCAATTCTATTGCCGGCTACAACGATTAATTTTCCGTTAGCATAAACACCCTTGTCGTTTACTTGTCCGACCGAAGTTCTCATGGGAGATTTACATTTTTTGCCGGATCCATCTCTCGACATAACGCTATCGCCCGATCTTGAAACTGCTGGCATTAGTTTTTTCCTTTAGATACTAGTTCTATAATTTTGTTTCTAGCTGGATCATATTGCCAATAATGCCATTGAAACAAGTCAACATCTGTTTCTTGTTCAGGCTCCGTTCCGCCAGCCGCAGTTCTTATTTTTGTTGGATAAGTTAGTTCTAATTCTGTCGGTTCTGGCATTACGTACTTGTTTAAACCATAAAAATCTTCTTTTGTATCTGGAGGTAAAACTTTTTCTTCATAATTGGGCATTGTAAATTGAAAAAATGTTCCAGGAAAAACATTTGAAGTTGTTCCACTTATTCTAATTGTATCGTTACTTATTTGTTCTGAAGTCAGCCCTATTTTTGGAAAATCATAAAGAACCTTTATCGACAAAACATCTAAGTAGACTTTGGTCGAAAGAAGGATATAATACCCTCTAAACGTAAGATCAACAGAAAAGGTATTTCCCTCATAGACAGAGGGTAAGTATCTTTCTTTTAAATCAAGTTCAAAAATATCTTCTCTATCGTCGTCGGGTATTGTTACAAACCCAACTAAATTCGATTGAGTTACTTCAAAGCTTACAGCCATGTTAGTTGAAATCTATACGTGGTGCATTGAACGTCATATTTCCTTCAGAGCTAATATCGCAAGTTCCGCCGATATCAACTTTAAAGTTTCCTCCAACTTCCATGTTTACATTACCATCGACATAAACGGTAACATCACCCTTGACATATACTTGGTCATTCCCAACAACGACTTCGAATTTATTTCTCTGTATTCTTTCCGCTCTGTCACCTTCTGGCCCCCACTCAATATAAGAACCCGCTCGATGATACAAATGAATTCTCTCCGCACCTTTCGTATCATCAAATTCTAATGCATGACCTGACTCAGATTCATACACATTGTTGTAAGGATACTTGGCGTTATAATACGGATCAGGTTCAACCTTACTTTCTTTTTTTGTCTTTTTAGCTTCAACAATTTCAGATTTATAATCACCATCATTTCGTGCAAGTCTTGACGTTGTTGGTTCATCCAGTTTACGTGGATAATTTGTAGCAGATTCATATGGTTTTACTGGAGCCGAACCTAGTTGGTCACCTTCTCTTGGATCACTAAATGCTTCCTGTGGATTTGAAGGATTAATTGGTATCGAAGGAAAAACTCCAATAATAATTGGTGCTTGAGCGTTTTCGGAATCCATAAAGAAACCAAAAACCATATCACCTTCTTTTGGTGCATATGTGTTACTGTGATTTACAGGAAACGCAACTTGAGCCCAAGGTAATGCATCAGTTGGTAGTTGCATTTTGTTGTCTGCATTCCAACCTACTGCACGAACTTTAAGACGACCTAACTTCATTGGGTCTTTTCGGTCTTCCACAAAACCAAACCACCAGTTAAACCCACCTTTACCAGCAAAATCTTTATCTTGTTGTTCCATATTAATATTCTAAAATTTCTTGGTTTTGTCTTGCGTCACTTACAGGTATAAAATCATTGTTCGTTGATGTTGTAGCAACTTCAATAATAGTTTCGTGTTTATCGTAACCTATAATTTGGCGTGAACCTACAATGATGTATTTACCACTAATACTTGGGTCATCATTGTCTCCACCTTTTTCTTTTTTACCAAAGTTTGGTGCTTCAAGATTGATGTTGAAACCTGATGTTAATTGAAAGTTACCTGGCATCGCCAATTTAACTCTTTTGTTCATTAAATGTGCCATAATGGCAGTTCTTTGAAACAACCAGTTTTCAATACTTTCTTCCTTTGAAAGAGAAGTCGGGTCGTTTTTCTTAATATAACTGCTCAATTGTTTTGCGGCATTAAAAGATGCCATAGAAATCTTTGATGCAAATGCTTCAACGCTTTTAACACCACCTCTGTTTTCAAATACAGACTGATTGGGTGTTTCACTACCATGTTCCATATTATAAAACATATCACCAAACCCAATGTTCTTTTTTGCAGTTGTTCGTGTAATTGGGTCAAAACCAATAAACTGTCCTGCATTAACACCAGACTTAATTTTCTCAAGCATATCAGTTTGTGATATAACTTCTAATCCACGAGCCGCACCAATTTCTTCAATTGCATTTACTTGTGTTTGATTTTTGAGTTCAAATCTAACATCAAGCAATTCTGGTTGTGTCAGTAGTTTAGAGAGAGAAACAAAGTTGTAACCAGTTGTGTTTTGATAGAACAAATAGTTTGGAGATTGTTTCGCATCCAAAGACCTTTTTGTTACCCATTCAATTGCTTCAATAGGTTTTAAATTAGGTATAACAATTTTTCGAATACCTGAAGTCGATTCAAAGAAACCACCAGACTGATTTTCAGGTATCTTTAAATAATCTGTAAGAATTTTTTCAACAACTTTTGAATATGTTCCTTCGTAAGACTGATTAATTCTTTGTTGATTGGAATAAATCATTTCATCGGAACAAAAATGCAATACAAAAAATTCACTATTCAGACCACTATTAATTCGGTCTGATTGTTTGTAGATTCTAAACGATTTTTTAAAATTGGCAATATCAGGGTCTTGTTCACTTTTAGAAATGTCGATAAGCAAAGTTTCAGAACCATCAAAAATTAAAGAACCAGAAAGACCAATTGCATCTCTTACCATAATATGCCCGCTCATTACAGGCATAAAAACAGAATCAAAGATATTGATTTCTTCGTAAATGGAAGAAATATCAATTGGTCCTGCTTTTGTCATCACCACAAGTTCATTAATTTTGAACTGTGTTGACTTTTTTACCGAAAAACTCATTGTTTAATAACTTTCTTAAATTCTTTTTCGACCGCAGATACAAACTCTGGTTTTAAAAGTTTAATACTTCTTTTATTTTCATTCAATTCGTTTTCATAATCATAATATGATTGTTTTTCTTTAGTGATGGCTTGTGTAATTGTAGAACTGTCTTGTAGGGTATAACTTGTGGTTGTAGGTGCCACATTAGCCCAAGTATTAGCATCAACTTCTAATTTTTCGATGATTGAAATGTTATCGAAATTTGTTCTTGTTACGACTTTGTAATATGCATGAACATTGGTTACATTCATTGCCCACGAAAGACCAGTAACACTTGTATTTGCGGTATCCGCATAATTGTTTGCAGAGTATTTTTTATCAACATATTCAATGAATGTAGAATATTGCAAAGGCCAATCATATTGTGGGTCGTAAATGTCATTAAACATTAAAACGATCCAATGTCTTTCAGGACTATCGTAAAATTTAGCCGCAACAATTTCAGGTGTGTCACCTTCTTGCAAATCGTATTTGTAAAATGCCGATGAGTTTTCTTTTAGTGATTGTTCAAAACCAAACCTTGCAGTAATGTTCGTAATCTCATCAAGGCCTGATGTTCTAGTATTTGAACTGTATAATGCTTTTGGAAAATAATTAAAATATTTTGCCATTATTTTCTCGCAGAACTTAGGGTTGCAGATGTTGCTAAATCTTCCCTAAAGTCCTCTTTCGTTAGATATGTTGTTTCTTGGAATTGTAATGTGGCTTGAATTGCAACGGGCATACCAGTTCTACCGAGAGAAGGTTTGTTTTCACCAGGTACCTCATATGCAGAGAACCCGTTTGGTGCGTAATTGATATCAATTGTAGTCAAAACACAAGTTGCAATTTGTGGAATGTTTGGGTTTTCTCCACCTGCATAATAAAACTTAATATCGAACTCAGAGGGAGGTACTAAAAATCCTGAAGTTTCAGAACCTTTATCGCCTTTTAAAATTTCTGGCGCTTGATGAAAACGAAGTCTTTCTAATATTTTCTGAACTTCTAATGCTTCTCGTTCATCTCTTGGGTAAAAAGTAAAATCGAATTGAAATGTTCTAAAATTGGGCGACTTGTAAATCATTTCAAGCATTGGGTTTACAACACGACCAGTTCTTGCCAAAAATGCTGCGGCTGTTTGTTGACTATTCAATAAACTACCAAGTCCTTCTCCAAGTATTTGTTTTACATTTTCACCACCTGATTTTTGAAGTGATGCTCCTAATTTACCTAAATCGCCAGTTTTTTTATAATCTTCATAAGCAGATTGGCCTGCGGCAAAAACTTGACCCGCAAATTCACTACCTAAAGATAACTGGTCATAAGATTGTGAATAACTGTAATTCAAAGTATCTGGCATGTAAAGTGCAATTGCATCAGTTGTTAATGCTGTGGTTTTAAAATTTATATTCAAACCTTTTTCGGTAATTCTCTTAATCGAGGTATCAATTAACTTCTGTGATTCTTCGGCATTAGGTGTGAAACCTCCACCTTTTTGTGCAAACAGATTATTAATACCACCAGTAATACCAGATGTTATTTTTCCAATAAAACCTGAAGCTGCATTTATCGCACCATTTTTAACTGCGTTTAATGCTTTACTTGGAATGTCTCCACCTGCTTTAATCGCATCAATTACACCTGCAGCGCCCACATTTGTAACATCACTTGTAAATTTTTCACTACCAACGAATCTTTTTGTTAATGAAGTTGTTTTTTGTTGGCGAACATAAAAAACAACATAGTGTGCTTTGTCATAATTACCAACATCAAGTGGATATCTTAATGTTGTTCTTTCAAATTCGCTTCCAACAAGTTTAGCTAAAGGTCCTCGTTTAGTTTGACCTTTGTCGAAAGAGATATCAGAGAATCCAAAAAGTGCCATATTTGTCCTGTAGGTTAGATAGATAATATTTATGTCATACAAAGGATGGTTTCGACCAAAAAACCCAAACAAATACAAAGGTAATGCGACCAACATTATCTACCGTTCCAATTGGGAACTGAGAGTAATGAAGTACCTAGATGATAATCCGGCAGTTATATGGTGGGCATCGGAAGAATTGCCGATACCTTATGTTTCGCCAGTTGATAACAGAGTGCATCGATATTTTCCAGATTTCATTGTCAGGACCAAACGGAAAGATGGCTCCGAGCAGACTTCGATAATAGAGGTGAAGCCGTATAAACAAACGATGATGCCAACGCAAAAACGCAAGACCCAACGATACCTGGCAGAAGTTGCCACCTATGCCGTAAATCAAGCAAAATGGAAAGCTGCCGATTTATTTTGCAAAGAACATGGATGGCATTTTCAGTTAGTCACCGAAAAAGAGTTGGGACTTTGAGATAAATAACCTAATGGCGACACTAATTGACAGAATTCAAGCATCATTGGCGAAAGAAGGACTTACGCCAAGGACAAATGCAGCCAGAGATTGGCTAAAAAAGAAAGTAAATGATTTGAGACCTTCACCAGCATCAATAATGAGGGACAAAGAAAGACTTCGTGATAAGTCATTTATTGGTCGCATGTATTTTTATTTGTATGATCCAAAGCACAAAGATACGCTGCCATACTACGA